CATCGACGCACAAGCTGTCGCGTTCTTGAAAAAGTTCCCTGCCACTCGCACGAACCTTGTTGCGAAGAGAGCCTGTTTTGATACTTGGCTCGCGGCAGAACGTGATTGTTACCGGACGAACGCGAAATTACTTTTCGGTATCGCTCAAAGCGACCTACCGGACGACGTGAAAGATGTTCTTTCCGTCGCGAAGAAGTGGATACGCGACCTCCTTGGAAAATGTCCGTCGCGAGACGCCATTAATCCTCGGTTCGGTCCTGGCAGTACCTATATCAGTCGAGGTGAGAGGAACCTTTTTACAGATAAGGTTTCCGTGTTCCCCGAATGTACGATCAATGCGGTTAATTGGCAGGTCCAATGGTTTAGCACCTGTTGGGCCAAGGAGCGCCTCTTCCGTGACTCCCATCTAGAAAACGATCGAGGTTATGACTTAGACCCCGCGTCGCATAAATGGGACGAGAAGCTGTGTTCTCTGCTGATTGACTTTGCTTTAGGAAGTCCTCCTCAAGATATTTTGAGTCCCCTTGTAAAAGGGAATCGTTTCGCGTTTGTAGATAAAACTGCATATGTGAAGCGGGGGATAGCTATAGAGCCGTCTCTCAACATGTTTTATCAGTTGGGAGTTGGTGAATATATGCGCACGCGCCTGAATAGCGTGGGTCTACTTCCCAGTAATGGGAAGGAGATCTATAGCGCAGCTGCCCGCGAGGGTAGTGCGAAAAGGTCGTTGTGTACTATCGATCTACATGCTGCCTCCGACACCATAGCTTACGAATTCGTTAGGTGTATGTTACCGCCTGATTGGTTCGTATTGCTTGACTCGCTGAGGTCCCCTTATACACTCTTCGGTGAAAACCATTCTGTGAAACTAGAAAAATTCAGTTCCATGGGAAACGGCTACACTTTCGAGTTGGAGACCATCCTGTTCAGCAGTTTGGTGTTTGCTGTCCAACGTCTCCTGGATTCGGAGCGGTGGTGGAGTTGCTTCGGCGACGATATCATCTTGCAGGACTCTGAACCAGTGGTACAGCTACTGTACAAAACCCTTGCGGCTTGTGGCTTTACTGTGAATACAGAGAAGTCTTTCCACGGTGATAATCCTTTCCGTGAAAGTTGTGGCGGCGATTACTTCGACGGTAGAGACGTCAGACCCGTATTTATTAAGTCTGACCCATCTTCGCCCTTAGAGTGGATTGCACTCCATAACCAGATCCGCAACGTCTTCCTCAAACATCCACAGCTCAACGTGGAGCCCGTATTACAGATGATCGTAGACGCGGTGCCTGCAGCTTGCAGGTTGTTTGTTCCTACCTCCTTTGGTGATGTCGGTTTTAACACCGATGATTCGTCGCGCTATTTTACACGCGACTGGATCACTTGTCGCGAGACCCATGCAACTAGGGCTCGTTATAGGCTTCCAACCGAAGCGTTAAAGGTAATCCACCGCATTCCAGAATTAGTACCCCTGGAACGGTGGTCGGGAGATGTGCAGTATTTGGCAGCCCTTTATGGTATCCCCAGTAACGGCATTGATTCGCGTCGTTCGCTGGGTTATCGTATTGAATGGGTACCGTTATCCGCAGGAGCGGCAGACTTGGAGCGTCACGTAATTCAGACGCCCATGATAGCCTTTCGTGTCCCGGGCCTCACCTACTCGGGGTAGCAATA